GTTCGTCTGTTTGGACAGAATCTTTGGAAGGATGGCGGCAAGAAAGTCATCATTACTGAAGGTGAGATTGATGCAATTTCACTTTCGCAGGTACAGAGCCACAAGTGGCCAGTTGTATCTGTCCCGAATGGTGCAGCAGGTGCTCCTAAAGCTATACGTAACAACCTTGAGTGGTTATTAAAGTTTGAGACTATTGTCTTTATGTTTGATAACGACGAAGTAGGTCGTGCTGCAGCTAAGGAGTCTGCTGCTCTATTACCACCTAAGAGAGCCAAGATCGCTACTTTAGAAATGAAGGATGCGAATGAAATGGTTGTTGCAGGTAAGACAAAAGAATTATTACAAGCTATGTGGGATGCCAAAACATTCCACCCCGATGGCATCGTAGCTGCTGCAGATCTGTGGGACAAACTTAAGGCTAGAAAAGTTATGAAAGCCTGGGAGTTTCCATTCCCTGGGATGAACCAGAAGTTACTAGGAATGCGCCGTGGTGAGATCACAACTATCACAGCAGGGAGCGGGGTTGGTAAATCTGCCTTCTGCAGAGAGATAGCCTACAAGCTTATGACTGAGGGAACCAAAGTTGGTTATATCGCCCTCGAGGAAGCAGACGATAGAACACTATTAGGTTTTATGGGGATCCATGCAAATGAGCCTCTCCATATGATGCCTGATATTGATATAGATAATTACAGAGAGTCATTCGATGCAGTGAAAGATCAACTCTTTCTCTATGACCATTGGGGCTCAACTGAATCTGGAAACCTACTAGACAAAATTCGATTCCTCGTCCGAGGTTGTGAATGCGACGTCATCATCTTGGATCACCTTTCTATGGTGGTCTCAGGTATTTCAGCGGATGAAGAATCTGATGAACGCCGCTTAATTGATAACACCATGACTAAGCTACGCACGCTCACTGAAGAGCTGCAATGTGCAATGGTCTTGGTATCTCACTTAAGACGCCCCCAAGGTGACAAAGGTTATGAGAGAGGACAGGAGACCTCTTTAAATTCTCTAAGGGGTAGTGCAGCTATAGCTCAGTTATCTGATGCAGTAGTTGGACTAGAGCGTGACCAACAAGGTGAAGATCCTAATCTCACAACGGTTCGCGTATTGAAGAATCGTTATACAGGAGAAACAGGTGTCACAGGAACTGTCGCGTATAAAAGAGAAACTGGACGTTTGCGAGAAATTGCTGGTGGAAATCAGGGCGTATCTACGTTCGACTTCGCCGTCGGGCAAACTGACGGAGAGTTTTAACATCATCCCACTCGAGGATGGATCAGAAGACGGGATCATCTACACAGAAGAAGCACTAAGACAGGCTTATGTTGACTTTATGGAAAACATAAAGCTATTCAATTTAGAGCCTGAAGATACCCCAGTCACGATAGAAGAGTTCCGCATCATGTGGGAAGAATCATTATTACGTGACAAGGACAACATTAGCGACTTCGACCCTAACGAAGACGACCCCGATAAACCAAGAAAAATACATTAGTTACTCTAGCGGAGGACATATATGAGATTGATATTTGATATCGAAACAGACGGTATCGAAGCATCTAAAGTGCACTGTATTGTTGCAAAGGATGCTGACGATATAAGTATTTACCAATTTGCAAATGATCGCTTAGATGAAGGCGTTCAGTTCTTATTAGATGCAGATGAATTAATCGGTCATAACATTATGGGCTATGACTTACCTGTACTGGATCAGCTATATGGCTTTGACTACAAAGGTAAGATCACAGACACGTTAATAGTATCTAGATTGATTTTTTCTGATCTTAAAGAAAGAGACTTTGATCTCTATAGAGCAGGTAAGTTTGTAGCAAGAAATATCGGATCTCATAGTCTTAAAGCCTGGGGTATCAGACTTGGTGAATTAAAAGGCGACTTTGCTGAGCAGACAGACTGGTCTGAGTTCAGCCAGGAAATGCTTAACTATTGTACTCAGGACGTACAAGTTACTGACAAGCTTTATAAGAAGCTGCAAGAGGTTGAGTACAGCGAAGAAGCTATAGAACTAGAACATCAAATACATGCAGCATGCCTAGAGCAGACTGACAATGGATTCCCGTTTGATGTTGAGAAAGCAATGCTCCTTTATGCAGAGCTCAAGGACAAAGCTACAGCAATCGACAGACAATTACAGGAGAAGTTTGGCGGTTGGTGGGAATCAAAAGGTGTAACCACGCCGAAACAAAATAGGGGTATCACAATTCAAGATGCCCCTTACACCAAGATTAAGTGGGTTACGTTTAACCCTAATTCACGCCATCACATCTGTAAGAAATTAATTGAGATGGGATGGGAACCAAAAGAATTTACTAATAGCAATCAACCTAAGATCGATGAAAAGGTGCTTAACACCATAGATCTTCCAGAAGCTGCTCAACTAAAAGAATACCTATTGCTGCAAAAGCGTATAGGTCAGTTAGCTGAAGGAAAACAAGCTTGGCTCAAATTAGAAAAAGATGGCCTGATTCATGGACGTGTTACCACTATGGGAACAATCACATCCAGATGCAGTCATCAGAATCCTAATGTAGGACAAGTGCCATCTACTGGTGCACCTTATGGTCATGAATGCCGTGAACTATTTCATGCACCTAAAGGTTGGAAGTTATTAGGTATGGATATGTCTGGACTCGAGCTTCGATGTCTAGCTCACTTTACAGCTATATGGGATGA